TGCTGAGTAACATTTACAGATATAGGGTTATTGCCTTGCATTTTAAGAGACACCAACATATAAACAGGAATTGTATCATTACCGTTTTGTGCAAAGGGGTCAACTCTTGACATATAGCCGTTATTAATTACCCATTTAGAATATGTTTGTGCTTTTACCGACCCGCTCAACATCAGAACGGACAGGATGGTTAGGGAGAGGTTACGCATTATGCCCATGATTCAATCGCTTTAACTACCTTATGCGCTTCATGTAAAGAATAGTGATTCCAGAATTGAGGTTCACCGCCAAACATCGGGATTTCAAACAATATAAATCTGCCATTAATTCGCCAAATTTCTGCCTTTCCATAGTCTGCTTCTGGCACTATATACCGTTCTCCGCTTTTAAGTTTTCTTATTTCTTCTAAGGTCTTCTCCATATCAATTTTAAATGCCGCTAACTTGCGGGGTGAAAAAATGCCGCACTATTCACGGCAGTCAACCATTCTATAAGACTACCGGTTTTTGTTCCGTATGGTTGTAGTCAATTAGTTGTAGATACAACTGCGATACGAGTGCGATTCGAACACACATCAAAGGATGATTCCTTTATAGTCTTTGACTAAGTAATTACTCTCAATCTAGTTTCTCCATACAAAGACCTTTGTAGCTACCTCCGTCTTTGCCAAAGCATCTACCAATAATGCTTCCGTATCGTGTAAAATAAGAGGGCGCACTCTCAAACACCCTCTTTAATAAATGCCGTCTTTCCGAGCTGTCAATGGCACTAATTTTCTCCATGCGCCACAACAGTTAAGGATTGCTGCTCCAAACTACCCCTTTTGTTATAGACTTGAGGGCACTCTGTCTATTGGCGAACCAACGATACAAAGTAAACGAATAGGAATGACTTGTGCAAATAAAATGTTAATTTGTTTGTTAAGTTTTTTATTATTAATTTTGTCTTATGAAACACGCTGTTTATACAATTGCATGTCCCGATACTAAAAATGTAGTTTACGTAGGACTATCTCAGAATACAGAAATGAGATTTAGGGCGCACCTTAATACTGATTCTTCCGCATCTCCAAGGTTAGGCAATTGGATAGTGGGGCTAAGATCACAAAACAAGAAACCTATTTTTAGTGTCATATTCGAAACAGAAAACAGAAGAGAAGCATCAGCAAAAGAACTTGAGATGATTGTCTACTACAGCGCGCTAAACCCTGTATTAAATTCATTCGGGAACCCTCAAAGAAAGGTAATTAGAAAGGCTCAAGCTGAATATGAGGAAGCTGTTAAAAAAGCATCGCTTATATTAGCGAAGTCTGTAGCTAAAAAATATTCACTTGACGATAACTTTATTATTAAATTAAAAATAACATAAACATGAATTGGACTAAGACAATGAAGGCTTTAGAGCCAGGTCAGCAAATGATCGCGCCAAAGGATAAGTATGATAGCATCCTTAGTATTTCAAGCAGATTAAAGCGGACTAGCAAAATGCTATTTTCAGTATCGCTATCAACCGGTAACACAGTTGTTACAAAAGTATCTTAAATATAATTGTTTGTTTGTTTGGAAATATCAAAACTATCTATACCTTTACATCATTCAATCAAACAATTAACCAAACACATTAAAAGATGAAAACATTTGAGGACTTAGTATTTAAAACTCATCCGAACGCGCCATTGTTCGATACGCAGGCAGAAATGACTTTTGAAAATGGATACGGTGTATCTGTAATTACAGGGGTTCACGCATACAGTTCAGATGACATGCCTTACGAGTTAGCCGTTTTAGGAAAAGACGGGCATCTTACTTATGATACGCCTATTACCGATGATGTTATAGGACATCTAAATGAAGATCGTGTAAGTTCAATAATGATACAAGTTCAAAACCTTAAATAACCATGAAAACCCTAAACTTAACTCCGGCTCAGATGTACTCAGTTGCATCGATCCCATTTTCAGCATTAGTTATCGGAATTATTGGAATTTTAAATAACGTTGTAATATGAAAAACGCAAAATTACAAAGGGAATTTGATTCTGCCGTAAATGACATGGTAAATCATATAGATGATTTGGAAACGGAAATCGAAACGCTTCAATCTGAAAAAACAGAAATTGAAAACGATCTTGAAAAAGCTACTGATCGAATAGAGGAATTAGAGGAACGTTTATCTAAATACGAATAACCATGTCAGACCTAATCAAATTCCTTCGCCAAAACCCCGACACGGAGTATACGGCAAATGACGTAATTACAGCCTATCAGGGCGATGCAATCGTTGAAACCTACCACAACGCCAACGCGGGTATAGAAGTCGTCTTAGAGCGTACGCATAAAGGCCATACAGGTATCGAATGTGTTAACGAGTTGCACGATGGTAGTTTTGAGAAAGCGTTTGAGTGGATAAAATCTGAGATATGAAGACATACGCAGTTACCGGAGAGCACCACGGATCAATCGTTGAGGCTTACACAAGAAAGAAAGCCATTGAGGCGTTTCAAAAGATTTATAAGGGCGAAAAGATTATATATGTAAAGCTTATCGAACCTGAATTAGTCCAATACATTTAACCGCCATTACTGGCATAAGAAAGAAAAATGAAACTTACACCCGAACAAAAAGAGGCAATAGTATCACGGGCTGAACCGATTGGAGTTTTGATAAACAAAATCGGACTTGCTCACGTAAAGGGAAAAGACCGTAAAAAGAAACTAAATGAATATAAATCTTTCGTTTACAATATATGGGATGAAGGAGGATATATCAAACGTCCAGTTTATAAATTAGGCAACACTTATTATTTTTCAGCATGACCACCACAATAGACACCAAAGCCGCTAAACGATTCCTGGATAACCTGGATACCCACATTAGCGCAACATCAATATTCCCTGCATTGAAACGGGAACTTGAATTGTTACAAGAGATAAGAAACGAGGCGGCTGTCCTTCTTGGGATGGATACGCCGACTAGGATTGAGGAACTTAAAAAACAAATGAATGGAAAAGTTTAAAGGAACAAAAGGCGAGTGGGCTTCACATCAAACAGTTGTAGAAAATATACTGCAAAGTAATTTCACTGTAACAGTCCCAAACAGGTCAACATATGCGCCTATAGCTCAATGTTATTCACTAACAATGAACACAGATGAGGCTAAAGCCAACGCCAAGCTGATCGCTGCCGCACCGGAATTGTTGAAAGCGTTGCAGGAATTGTCTGACCAATTTAAAAAGGAGGGCAATACATGGCGTTCAAGCATGTCATTCCAAAACGCACAAAAAGCCATAAACAAAGCCCTCGTCACACCCACCAACTCAACCGATCCACTCACCCAATCCCGCATCATGAAAGCAACTGAGGGGTTAAATTTAGAAGAAGGAATATGAAATACATGGGTTCTAAAGGCAGGATAGCAAAACACATTTTACCTATAATTTTAAAAGATAGGAAACCAGATCAATGGTATGTAGAGCCATTTGTTGGAGGAGCTAACATTATAGATAAAGTTGATGGCAATAGAATTGGATCTGATGTTAATAGATATCTAATAGCCTTGTTAATTGCAATGCAAAATGGATATTGTCCTCCTTATTTAAGTCGTGAACAAGTATCCTTAATCAAAGAAAATAAACATCTGTATTCCGATGAATTAGTCGGTTGGGCTGGGATAGGTTGTTCATACTCTGGAAAATGGTTCGGGGGTTACGCTGGTTGTATTATAACAAAAGATGGCGGCGAAAGAGATTATATATTTGAAGCTATAAAAAATTGCTTAAATCAAGGTAAGTTACTTAACGGGGTTATTTTTTTAAATAAATCCTATGAATCTATAGATATTCCAGATGGCAGTATTATATACTGCGATCCGCCATATAAAGGCACAGAGGGATACCGGGTGAAATTTAATCATGAGGATTTTTATGATTGGTGTGACATTATGCACAAATATGGGCACAAGGTATTTCTATCTGAATATCAAGCCCCAAAACAATTTAAGTGTATCTGGCAAAAAGAATTAACAAGCTCATTATCAGCTAACGGTAAATCAGGAGGCAGTAAATCAAGTATTGAGAAATTATTCATATATGACCCTAAATAATACTATTATGACCACACAACCAACACAACCACGCAAGGCACTGTCTGTCCAAAGCACAGCATATGAATGCGGTACAAAGGTTAAATGGCCTCTAGGAATGCCAAAGCCTGAGATAATTTATACAGGTGATGCGATGAAAAAGCATTTACTACAAAATTCCCGTAAATTAACGAGAATGAAGTTACTGAAACTATCCAAAGCCGGAGTAATTATTGAAATGGCTTCGAAAAAATTGAAGGAGGGGAGGGGATGAAAAATAGAAAAATATATGCCTATATCCCAGTTATAGGAATAGCATTGGCACTAATATCCGACGGAGTTTTGCCAGAAAATAGATTTCTTTGGGTTTTAACAGCCTTTATTCAAGGGATATCTTTAGTAGGTATTGGATTTATTATATACACATTTATTTTAAAATAAATCTATGAGTAAGTACAATATTTCAAATGATGATAATTATGCAACTCCAAAGGAATTGTATAGTGAGCTTGACAGAGAATTTAAATTTGACTTTGACCCATGTCCTTATTTTGAAGGGGATATAATAGACGAAAATGATGGATTAATGAAAGAATGGGGAAATGTTAATTTTATTAATCCGCCTTATTCTAAGCCATTAAAGGACTTATTTGTAAAGAAAGCTATAGAGCAATCAAAGTTAGGTAAAACCTGCGTTGTTCTTATTCCTGTCGTTACATCTTCAAAACTTTTCCATGATCATATAAAGCCTAATGCAAAAGAGATTAGGTTCTTAAGGGGTCGGGTAAAATTCGAGAAATTAGATCCATTAACAAAAGAATTTAAATCAAGTGGCGCAGGCCGTCACGATTCAATGATTGTTGTATTTAAAGCTAAAAAACATGAGGAAAATAAAATTTAGGCACTTTGACCCAAATGAAATGTCAATGACGAAATTCGAAGACATAAGGTTATTGCCATCGGATAAGAAATTCATGCACATATTTGAACGGGATATTGACGGCGGGGTACTCATGCAATACAGTGAAATTAACGATAAGAATGATACTGAAATTTATGAAGGTGACATTTTAAATGGCGGAGGTTCTATCCTTTATATTGTTTATTTCGAAAATGGGTCTTTCGTAGGAAAGGTAGCGGGGCTATTTAGAGGCAATAAGGTCGAATGGGATGCCGGCTATCATTTAAGAGACTTTGAGATGAGCGGTATATCTGTAATCGGGAATATATACGAAAACTCTAATCTGATTTAAAGATGGTAACATTAGGAGTAATTATGTTCATCTTATTAACAATTAATTTCGTAAAGGAAGTAAGAACCGTTAGAAGATACCCAATGTATATCCCAGGTTTCTTTTCAATATTTTACGGTATTTTTTTGTTAGTTATGGTAGTACTTATTTTCATTGAATATTTGCCTTAACCCCCTAAAAGTTTGGAAGTTTCGTAAACTTTCGGTATCTTAGTATTAAGATATTAAAAGTGATTACAAGGTGGTAGTAGACGCCTTATTAATTAAACTTTAACCGGCCTTGTGCCCTGGATTGGCTACTACCATGAAGGGGAACAAGGCTTTTTTATTTAAAAACCATGCTAAGAAAAGCAACCAGACAGAAAGCAAAAATACGTTTAGGCTTGTCTGCACCATCGGGAGGTGGAAAAACTTACAGCGCACTTTTGATCGCAAAAGGCCTGGCAAAAGGTGACTTATCTAAAGTCGTTATTATTGATACCGAAAACGGATCTGCTGATCTATACGCCAATCTTGGTGGGTATTCAGTTTATCCATTAGAAGCACCTTATTCGCCTGAGAAATACATTAAGGCAATTAAAGAATGCGAGGATGCTGAAATGGAGGTTATTATCATTGATAGTATTACCCATGAGTGGAACGGTAAAGGCGGTATTTTAGAAACTCATTCTGCTATGACCGGAAACAGCTTCACAAATTGGGCGACACTTACACCGAGACATCAATCATTTATTGATGCTATCTTAAAAAGTAAGTGCCATGTAATTACTACGGTCCGAAGGAAGCAGGATTATGAAATGAGCAAAGACAGTAATGGCAAAACTACTGTTCAAAAAGTAGGATTGAAGGAAGAAACCAGAGAGGGGTTTGAATACGAATTGACCGCAAATCTTGAATTGGACCTTAAACATAATTGCAATGCTTTGAAAGATCGTACAGGATTATTCATGGATAAGCCTCATTTTACACCTACTGAAGAAACGGGTAAAATGATACTTGATTGGTGTGAAAGCGGAATTGAGCCAATCAAAAGAGACCCGAAAAAGGAATTGAACGCTGCTAAGGACCTTATTGAATTGCAGGCTGTTTATCTGTCATTATCTGAAGAAGAAAAGAAAACGCACTTGGAATTAAAGGATAAATTGAAAGCGAAATTAACACCAAAAACCGATGGAAAATAAATCTATTTATCATATTCAGTCGGATCATTTACAATTAATGCAGGAGATTGAGAACAATGAAGGTGAAATAACACCGGAGATTGATCAGCGCTTAGGACTTACTAAAGAGCAGTTTGAGGAAAAGGCTGTTAGCTACGGGTATCTCATGAAGTCAATTAATGATGAAAGTGTGATTTTAAAGTCAGAGATTGAACGGCTTACGGGCATATTAAAAGCAAAAGAATCCTTAGAGGCTCAGTTAAAATCAAGAGTTGTAGAGGCCATGATTACTATGGGGCTTGAAAAAGTATCTCATAATAATTTAACCCTGTCATTAAGGAAGTCTGAACAATTGATTATCCAGGATGATGCAAAGATACCAAATAAGTACCTCAGCAAAAAACTCACAATCACTCCTGACAAAACCGCTTTGAAAACTGATATAAAAGCAGGTAAAAAGATTAAAGGTATATCGGTAATTACTAAACAGAATTTACAAATCAAATAACAAATAAATAACAAATTATGTCACAATTACTAGGCGGCAGCCTTTGTCTATCAGACATCAATGCAAACGCAAAATTAGGTCATTCAGCTTTTTCTAAAGCTGCTAATGGCAAAATCTATTTCAACATTAACATTTGGCTTAATGATGAAAAAGATAAGTATGGTAATACTGTTTCGGTTCAACTTAATTCTAAAAAGGAATTGAGAGAGCAGGAAGGTAAAATTTATATAGGTAACGCAAAACCTGTAGAAGCTGCAACACCCGAGCCTTTGCCAGCAGGAGACGCGGATATTCCTTCGGACGATGAGATCCCATTTTAAAATTGAGGTATTTATCTAAACAGGATAAAGAAAGTATGGTCATGGATTATAACAATAATCCTGACCTTACTTTAAAAAATATCGGGGATAAGTATAATATTACTCCCGCTGGAGTTTCTTATCATTTAACAAAAACTCTTATACATAAAAGGAATAGTTTTAAGCCTGAAAAGAAACTTATAAATGAAAAACATTGTACAAAAAAGGATTGTGCCTATTGCAACCGAATATCTGGAGGCAACAAAGAGATACTTTTTAAGTCCCTCGGAGTAAAATACAAAGAAGAAGAACTTATAACAATTACTTTAAAATCAAAAATATGAGCACTATAAATTTCAGAGCATATAAGGGATACCCAATGCTTCAAATCATAGATAATAAGAACAGGAATATTCAATTTGTTAACACGGCAAAACCGGAGGTAGGCGATCTTATGGAAATGTTTACCGCCAATCCAGATAAAGATTCTCCGGCACTTGTGAGGACTGAAAAAATAACTGAGATCATCGAATCAAGACCGCCAAAAGGAAACCACAAAGATAAAAAAGCAGTATGGCACAGCGTAAAATACTGACCATATCGCATACTAAATATAGGGATTGCACAGGGCAGGAATTTATTATGCATATCAACGGAGATAGCCATAAAGGAGTTTATACAAATCGTCTTGGCAAGCCTGACTTTACCACCAATGCTGAGCAGGTCAGAAAGCAATTATTTTTAGAAAGGTGGGTTGAGCTATGAATTTCAACAGACAATTCCGAATAGTTCTGCAACCTTATGATCCTGAAAAACATGGTAAACGGAGGTTTGCAGTCGGTGCGTACTCGCTTCATAAATATGTTGGTCAGGATAACGCAAATAAAGCCCTACAGCGTGCGATATGTTCAAAGACGGATAAGTATACCGTAAAGCTGAGATCGTTCGGCACAATCGAATTTTACTCAAAATAACTTTTTATGAATCCTCACCTAAGACACAGAATAATTCTAGCCATATTTTTAAAACGTCCCCTTTCTGCTTTCAAGATCGAGGACATTTGTACAGCCATTAAAGAATATTTCGGATGAATTTCAATTTAAGAGAATATCAGGATAAATTTGAAAAGGGCTTGGGAATCTCCATTGTTAAGAATAAACATATTATTGGTCAATCTCCTGGAGGCACCGGAAAAACAAAAACGTTCGTTTCAATAGCTGTTAAAGCAAGCGCAAAGTCAAGAGCTGTTTTTATTGTTACTGACAGGAAGAAAGTATATGACCAGAATCTTGCTGAAGCTGATGGTAGTATAGGAATTAATCCTGATACTCCGCAGAATTTACCAATATTTAGTGGCAAGATTTACGTTTGCATGGCCCAAACATTAAAGAATCGCCCTTTAATCATTGAGCAGATAAATACATTAAAAATACCTCCTTTATTCATTATTGACGAAGCACATTCCGGCACTTTTAACACCTTGTTGGATGCCATAGAAAATAGAATAACAATCGGGTTTACAGCCACGCCAAATTATAGAGAGGCTAAACATCTTCCAATTTACTATAAAGACATTGTAATAACAGAGCAAATTGATTGGTTTATCCAGCATCCAGAAAAATACCTTTGCACGTATCAGCATATTGAACGAATCAAGGAAGGTATGCTGGACGCTCTTGTTAAGAAAGGAATAGAGTTTACCGAGGCTAGTCAAGACGAATGGTTTTCAAAACAATCTTTGTTCGCAGGGTTAGAACAAGATGTTATAAATGCCACCTTTAAAAAGGCTATGGTTTTCTGCTCGTCAATTAATCATGCTGAGAAAACATATAAGATGTTACAAGCGTCGGGGATTAAATGCGCAATCGGACACTCCCTGCGAACGGATGAAAGCGCACAGCTATCTTCTTTCCGTAATATGGAATCCGACATTAACGTATTAGTTTCTGTTTCATCTTACACTACCGGATTTGATTTTCCCGAGGTTGATCATCTGTTTCTTTTCAGAGCGTTCGGATCTATGTCTTTATATCTCCAAACATTGTTCAGGGGCAATAGACCAATACCAAACGTTAAAGATAAATTCACTGTTTACGACTACGGACAGAACGCATCAAGGCATGGCCTTTATTGGTTTGATCGTGACTGGCAAAATTTGTGGAACTCCATACCGAAAAGAAAACCATCTGATGCAATAGGGACTTATCAAACTAAACATTGTAGCTATTGCGACAGTATTATATCTTTAATGGCTCGTGTATGTGAATATTGCACCAAAGAACAACCGGAAAATGAAAGAGAACTTGCTGAAGGAATTAAGCATGATATTACTGCACGTTACAATAATCTGATCGGTAAAAGGATTGGCGAACTATCCATTGAAGAACTAGCATTGTACGCTAAGTTGAAAAACAAAGTACATTTTGCCCTAAGAGTAGTTAAATCCAAGAGGCAGCAAGAAATTGAAGTATATAAATGGTCTGTAAAACCTCCAGATAAAATTGAAGACCCTTTGCGGGGTAAATCTTGCCTTAAAGAATTTGCCTCATGCATGGGATATAAAACCGGATGGCATTTTACGCAGGAACAATTATTATTACAAAAAGCAGAACAAATATTTTATGCAAACGTCAAACTCGTATAGTCACGATAGAATACAGCAGGAAGTTTTTAACTATGCCTGGAATAAATACCCTGAAACTCGCATGTGCATGTGGCATACTCCTAATGAATATACCCCTCATGCTAAAGAAAGTCAGGCAGAAACATTAAAAAGGCTTTCAGAACGTAAAAGAATAGGAGTTGTAAAAGGCGTGTTGGACCTTGCATTCTATTGGAAAAATATTCTTTATATTCTTGATGTGAAAATAGGAAATGATACCCTGTCTGAAGCACAATTATTATTCATTGAATGTATTTCCAAACAAGGCGGTGTTTTTTACGAAATCAATAGTGTTGATCATGGTAAAAATATTATTGATGAAATAATGAGTAATTAATTTAATTTTAGTTAAATTAGCTGAGTGGAAAAACTAAAAGAAAAGATAAAGGAATCAGGATTAAAGCAAAATTTTATTGCTGATAAGTGTGGCGTAGGTCATGCCCATTTTTCTATGATGCTTAACGGTACGGCAACCATGCCAGAATCAGTAAGAAACAAAATAAATGAGTTACTTGAAAAAGTTTCCATTTGATTTTTTGGCTATTTATTTTTAACAAATGTTAAATATGTGGATTAAATTTAAATCTTGGTTACACCTGCAAACGTGTCCTCATAAAGTCTGTGTAACTTTAAAAGTTGATTTTCAAGAAATATATGCATTAAAGAAATGCGTATGCTGCGAGAAAAAAATATATGAGGATATAGAATAATGGATGTAACCATATTAAATATCGACCCTTCCGTTGTACCCGATACAGTCGTAAAACTGTCCTCTTTACAGGAAAAGTTAAACCATTCGATTGTAACAGCAACGGAGCATATCGAAAAACCTCCTATTTGTTTTGAGATTAAAGAGGGTGAACTTTCCAGCGAGATAGGGACACTTGGGAATCTATCTCTTTGGATAGGTAAAGCAAAGCAAGGGAAGACATTTGCTATCAGCATGGCTTTGGCAGCCGCCGAAACTTGCGATTGGCTACAGGATAAAATAAAGATTAGTTTGCCGGCAGATCAGAAAACAGTCCTGCATTTTGACACCGAGCAAAGTCGTTATCATGTTCAGAGGGTGGTTAAAAGGATCGCAAAACTTGCAGACTTAGCAGAGCCGATGAATATGACAGCATTCGGATTACGTAAATACTCACCGTCGGATCGACTTGAAATGATAGAGTACGCTATTTATAATACTGAAAACGTTGGTTTCGTTGTTATTGACGGAATAAGGGATCTTATAACATCTATTAACGATGAAGAACAGTCCTCTATGATTGTAAGCAAGCTAATGAAATGGTCAGAGGAATTAAATATACACATCGCAGTAGTTCTTCATACTAATAAAGCAGATAACAACGCCAGGGGACACGTAGGCACAGAGCTTACAAATAAGTCTGAGAGCGTTATTTCTATCGGGAAGGATGAGCAGGATGATATGATGATCGTTAAAGCTGAATATTGCAGGAATAGGGCATTTGAAGATTTTGGATTTACCATAGATGAATTTGGGATACCTCAAATTTCGGAAAGTAAAATATCTGGTAAAAAAGAAGGCAAAAAAGCACTTACTCCGGTCGATATACAACCGTCTATTCACGATGAAATACTAGACGCTATTTTCAAGATAGAGCCAAAAATTACCTATAAAATGCTTCAAAGTCAAGTTAAGGACTACTTTATGAGACTTGGTATAAAATTCGGTGATAATAAAGCCGTTGAATTTATAACTTATTACATTAATAATGAGTTAATTACAAAGGTTGAAGGACAAAGCAAATACCCGTTTTATACCAAGCACTTTAAATCACTTTAAAGTACTTTAATTAAAGCGGTTAGATGTATCACTTTAATCACTTTAATGCCCCTATATATAAGGGGCAATTAAAGTAGTTAAACAGGCCAAAAACGCACTTTATGAAAAAATCAGTTTTAGACACAGAGGTTTCGTATTACAAAAGCTATTTCGACCCTCATCCGGTTACGATAAATATTGAATCTTTTGTGCATTCCAGAAAGTTCAAAGAATCAATTGATGTGATCCGATTGTTGGAAACAAAGGACGAACGGGATAAAGAAAAGGCAAAGCTCCCAGCCATTACACCAAGCGGAGTTTTCACATATCGTAATGAGTCAGGATTAGTTAAACATTCTGGCCTTATTCAATTTGATATTGATTACAAAGGGAATGAACATATTGATGGATTTGAGCATCTACCGAAAGAGATTGGTAATTTACCATATATAGCCTACTGCGGTTTTTCTGCATCCGGTACGGGACTTTGGGGATTAATACCTATTGCATATCCCGATAAACACAAATTGCATTTAAAAGCCCTGATTGATATTTTCAAATATTATGGCATTCGATGTGACACGGCCCCAGCTAATGTGGCATCGCTCAGAGGTTACAGCTATGACGACAACGCTTATATTAATCCTTATGCTGAAAAATTTACCTACGTTCATAAACCGCAAGAAATACCAGTCAGTATAAATAATAATTATGAATCTACAACTGAAGAACGTTTCGCCAGGGCCATAAAGAAAACTCAGGAGAAAGAGGTATTTGTAGATGGCGCAAAACATTGTTTCCTCGTTAAGCTGGCAGGATATTGTAATGCTGTTGGAATTGACTTTGAAACATGTGTAAATTTAGTAGAGCAAAATTTCAGAGGATTAGCCGGATCAGGAATAGATCTTGAAAAGCCAATCAACAACGTTTATAAATCATATAAAACACAGTACGCAGAGTACGCAGGAAAATAACATGAAAATCCACGAACAGATAAAAGAGGCTAGGAAGGCGGCGGGGCTAAACCAAACTCAGGCAGCACAAAAGACCGGATGCACTCAGGCATACCTGTCAAAGATAGAAGCGGGATTGAAAGTACCTACAGTTGGCGTACTACGTAAATTCTGCCAGGCTTATGACTGTGAAATAATTATTTCAAAATAAATTTGGTATTGTTATGACTGGTAGTTATATTTGAATATGAAAGAACCACGAAAAGGCGATACAATTGTAGTTTGGTTTTCCTGCGGTGCTGCCAGTGCTGTAGCTGCAAAAAAGACTATAGAATTGTTTGGTAGCATCTGCACGATAAGATTGGTAAATAACCCAGTCAAAGAAGAACATCCAGACAATTTACGTTTTCTTTCAGATGTTGAAAGGTGGCTGGGTATAAAAGTTGAGACGGCTTTAAACAGTAAATACAAAAACGCATCAGCAGTAGAGGTGTGGGAGGATCGTAATTACATGAGCGGCACAAAAGGGGCACCATGCACAACGGAACTAAAAAAGAAAGCCCGTTATGAATGGGAGATTAAGAATAGAGCAGATTGGCATGTTTTAGGCTTCACAAGCGAAGAAAAACACAGATACGATAAGTTTATACTACGAGAACGTCCCAACACAATACACGTACTTAAAAGCACATCAAAAGCAGAATGTTTCGAGTTAATAAACATGGCTGGAATAGAACTTCCAGAAATATATAAAATGGGTTATCCAAACGCTAATTGTATTGGGTGTGTAAAAGCAACTTCTGTTACCTATTGGAATCATGTTAGAAAAATGCATCCAGCGATATTTAAAGAACGGGCAGAGCAAAGCAGAGAGATCGGGTGTAGATTGACTAGGCACAAAGGCAAACGCTTGTTTCTTGATGAATTGCCAGAGGATGCTAAAGGACATTCAATGAAAAATATGCAGACTGAGTGCGGGATATTCTGTTTTAAAGACTAACCCACGCAACGCTTAATTTGAAAGAGAGGATATGAAAACCGGAGTAACTATTTTGAGAGACGAATTAGAATCTGAAAGAGGGTTTAAATTTACAGATACCGAATGGTTGGAGTATATGGATAATTCTATAACGATTGCGACATTCAAGGCTATGGAAAAGTATGCAGACCATAAAAGCCGAATCCAGATCGAGAAGGATAGGCGCATGGTAGCGGATAATACAGCAGAATATGCAAGAAACTATCTTGACCCATGCCCCTTAAAATATCATATCAAGAATTTACCAATAACCATAATCTAACCCCATGACCAAAGAACTGAAAGCGCAGGAGCTTGACCACCCCGAAATTGAACTTAACGAATCTATGTTATGCGTTAATTGCGGCGAGCCTCATTATTTACAAATTGATGATGCCGGATCGGATAGAGAAGTTGAAAGGCTTTGCGATAAGTGTTTTAACCGGCTCAGAACTAACATTTAACCCACAACAGCCATGAAACAAATTGAAACAGAGGAAGGGAAGAGGCCACCATTAACCCAATCAGAAATGGATTCCAGAATAAAGGAATTGCCATACTATATGTCATGGGAAAACTCCGCTGGGTTTAATGACAGTATTCGTGAAACAGGTGAAATTGATTATTCTGGATTAACCGACCCGCAAAAGTTATTTCTGTATGTATATGCTTGGAATTGTAGAGGAATATGCCCTCGTAAAAAAGGCATATCAAAGCTTTTTGGCTGGACTAATTATAAAATTCAGAAAACCTACAGGCAAACAGACTTTCTAAGTATAACAGGAACGTTTAGCGAAGATACCGGACTAATCACCGGAAGCGGATATATCGTTGATCACAGTTCAATTATAATAAGGTATTAAGGCACACCACCAAAACAAATAAATGATATGGAAAACCCTCTAAAACTTAGATACTACGTGTTCGTTGAAACTCCCGACTTAATCGGTGGCAGGTATTCTGGATATTGGGATTTAATACCCAAAAGAAGATATGACCAGATCAAGAGTAAAGGTTTAAGGCGAACCAAAGTAGAATCAGTAACCACCCCCTAACAAACTAACAGGAGAGATAATGAAAAAAGAATTAAAACTTGAGGACGTCAATCCAGAAATTAGAAAATTGGCGGTAAAATGGGGAGAATCATACAACATCGGCATGATTGAAACTATGCAATTGGGTATGCAGATTCAATATGTATTTAACTTATTAAATAAAGATAATGGAGAAGAAAATAATTGATTGGCTTAAAGAACTGCCAATTGAAGCTAAGGACAAAGTTAATAATTACATAAAAAACCATCCACTTCCAATTGACGAATCGTTAGACTTACTAAATGAAATTGAGGATTCATTTGAGAGCGCAGTTTTTAGGTGTCTGCCAGACCCGACAAATGAGCCATTTGAGTATTGGTATAATACGATACATAAAACAGGTTTAACCCTAATTGAAGTTCCCAAAGAAAGTGTATCACATCATGTTTACATGGGATACTTGCAATTCAAAGTATGGAATCCTAAGTGTACTGTTCCTATTTCTGAAATGGTAAGTGGTGAGGCTATTAGAGCAGCATTAGATAAGATCGAAAATGTTCCAGAATATTTAGATGGAACTCCAATAAAAATGCCGGGCGGAAATTGGTCTATAGGTGATAAAATAAATCATCTTGATAAGTGCTGGTTAATACTTAATCCAATTTTATTGCCATGAAAACACAACTAGACAAAAACGGCTGTATCTCAATCAACGGGGATAACGAACCCATGATGAGAATAATGCAACATTCTTCAGGTTTAAGAAAACAAGAGGAGTTAGAACTATTTAAAGACTGCCCCGAAGCGATCCCATTTGCTATGCTTAACGAAGAACAGGCAAAAAGAAATCATAGCCAAACATTGAAGCGATTAAACGAGAGAGGTGGCTTAGGTGTTGCGGAAGCATTAGATATAATTAAAAAGCAACGCTGGTCAACAACAAAGGAATCAAGGCAAGCCGTAGAAGAACTCATTAAGTTATATAACGATTTTCAAAAGTCTAAAACGGAACTACCTATTACACCCCACCTCACAGACGAATTTTCAATGAATGAGTTTCCGGTAGAACAGAAACCATACTATGCCGATATGCTGGACTTGGTTAATCATAACAATAACATGCTTCGGGTAATGTTTGACCCTGATTGGATGCTACATTTTTCCATACACGAAAGTCCGGATAAAAACGGTGTGTCAATATATATTTCAAAGGAACAGGCTAGAAAGCTTCAATCTTTACTTAATCGTCATTTAACACCGAATAATTAAAGGAAAATGAAAAAGACAAATGAAAAAGTAGACTTAGCAGTATTTGAAGATTGGCGAAAACGTGCTGGTTTAACCCCCAAAGTTTTGCGTTAAATATTAAAATGGTATATTTGCTTTATTTTGCTTTATAAAATGACCGATCTTAAAGAGAGATATTGCGAAGAGTACCTGATAGATTTAAGTATCGTTAACGCTGCTAAACGCGCTGGTGTTCAGGGAGATAACCCAAACATTGTAGGGTGGCAATTTATGCAAGATCCAGAAGTTCAGGACAGAATCGAAGAGTTAAAGAGAATAAGAAGCGAACGCACCGGAATAACTGCCGATAAGGTACTTAGGGAAGTAGCCAGGATTTCTTTCTCAGACATAAGGGAATACTACAACGAGGACGGCACCCTAAAAAATATAACGGACTTATCAGACGATGCCGCCGCCGCTCTTTCAGCTATAAAAACTGAAGAACTATTCGAAATGGATGGGCGAAAAAAAGTATTTACAGGTTACTCAAAGGAAATTAAAACTTATGATAAACCTGCAAGTCTGGAAAAACTAATGAAACATTTAGGATTGTATAACAAAGACAACGAGCAGTCCCGTCCGGTTTTACCTAAAACAATGGCAGTAACAATCGTACCGCCAACGCCTGAAGATGAATAATGGAGGCCACCATAGTATTCGAATGGAATTGGAATGCCATACATGCGCTTAATCCTGACGGAACACGTAAATATCGTTACATAATTAACGAAGGATCTTCCCGATCCTCCAAAACTTATTCCCTCATTGATTGCGTAGACCTTTACGCAAGAGAGAATGAAGATAAACGTATAACAGTCTGGCGTGATACAAAAACGGACTGCAAGAAAACCGTCCTAAACGACACGTTAAAGCACCTAAAGAAAACCAAAAGGTATAAGATTGATCAAGATTTCAATAAAACGGAATCTATTTTCACGTATGATAGCGGCAGCACTTTTGAAATTCATGGTACAGACGATGAAGAGACTGTACACGGACTTACTCAGGATGCAAGCTGGTTCAATGAGCCGTACAAAATATCAAAAGACACCTTCGACCAGGTAGATCAGCGTACAGCCGATTTCATTTTTTTAGACTGGAATCCAAAGAAGGCGCACTTCATTGACGATCTGAAAAAGGACGCGCGAACCATTGTTATTAAGTCAACTTTCAAGCATAACCCTTTCTGCCCTCCAGAACAAAAAGCAAAGATACTATCATACCAGCCGGTTAGCCGTTGCGAGATTGTAGAATTTAAATTGCTTACTGAAAATGAAGCGCGTATTTATGATCTCGAAAAGAATCTATCCGGATTTACCACTAAGCAAATTAAAGAGCTTTCAAGGTGTATCGAGAATGAGCGTAAAAACTCAGCATCTGATTACAAATGGTCTGTTTATGGATTAGGAGAAAAAGCAGAAAGGCCGAATCGTATTTTTAAATGGCAATCAATTACCGATGCTGCCTACCGCGCGATTGATAGTATCGTTTACTATGGTGTTGACTGGGGGGCGGTTGATCCGTGGGGTATTGTGGAAGCTAAGTATTACGATGGTTCGCTATATCTGCGTGAAATAAATTATTTATCTGAAAATAAGATCCGTGAAAAACTTACTCCAACCGAATTGCAACAGATATCCGAAAATGATGAAGGGTTTGTTTCGTGGTACTTTGATAAATTTGGAATAAGTAAGCAGGCAACCATTGTTTGTGATACTAACCGTCCAGGCAAAACGGCTGCTTTACGAAGGATAGGTTATACCCGCGCAACTCCTGCCAGTAATAAATCAATTCTTGATGGTATAGACGTTCTTAATGACATAAAAGTTTATTTCACCGAATCAAGCGAAAATTTAGATTATGAGCAAGAAAATTACAGCCGAAAGGTTGACCGTTACGGGATTGTCTTAGATGATCCAGAGGATACCGATAATCACTTAATTGACCCAACCCGTTATATCGCGTTACTACTTCAAAGGTTAGGGATAATTAAAAAAATGTAATAAACTGAAAAATATTTTATATTTGTTACGATGATTTGGAAAGCCAAGTACACAGAGACTACACCAGAAGCGGGAACAAACCGAATGAAACGGGTATTTTCATGGCTACCAGCCTACGTAAACGGCGATATGGTTTGGTTAAAAACCTATGAAGTGTTGCAGGTTTTCGTAATTACACAGATAAAAACAATTATTGACGGTAAGGAAATGATATTTCAATATGGCGAATGGTTAAACGTTTCTAAACGTATTATATGAATTTATCAATATCGCCGCAAGGATGGGGTAATGTGGTTGTAGCTGATAACGGCTTAATGATGCCAGGCGAATCATATCGTAATTTCTTTACCTATCAAGGCGAAACAGTATTCTTCGGATTAGGCTGCGAAGATGAATTTTTGAGAGCCTACCGAAATTGTCCTCCGTTAAAATCAATCATTGCAAAACGTGCCAAAGCATTTAACAACGGATTTATTGAAGTATTGAATACCAATACCGATAACACCGCTAAAGGATCGCTGGCAAAGCTGATTAACGAGAAGTTAAAACAACCAAATTTCCTACAGTCTGGCAGACAGTTCTTTGCTCAGCAAAATATTTACATTGACATTTTCGGATACTGCCCTTATATAATCATTCGTCCGGTAGGGATGCCGAATGAAATTTCTTCCATCTGGAATATCCCGCCGTACTTGTTTGATTTAGATTATACCGGCAATTGGTTGATGCAAAAGAAACTAATTAACGTTTACTCTAGATTTTACATTAACTGGGCTGGCGTTAAAACCGAATTAGATCATGAATCAGTTAAATTCATCTTTGATGATGGCATTGGCACAGAGGTAGACACTAATTTAACTATTCCGGATAGCCGGTTAGTAAGTTTAGAATATCCTGTTAGTAATATCATAGCTGCCTATAAGTCGCGTAATACGCTGATCACTAAGCGCGGTGCAATTGGTATTCTGTCCAATGATGCGAAAGATACGGTAGGCCATATTCCTATGCCTGAAGGCGAAAAGGATAAGGTTCAAAACGATTTTAAACGTTATGGTATTACTGGTCAACCGTGGCAAGTTATCATAACAGATGCCTCTTTGAAATGGCAACAAATGGGGTTTGCCACTAAAGACCTATTGTTATTTGAAGAAATCGAAGATGATACCATGCAACTTTGTGATGCTTACGGTTATCCATACCGGCTAATGGCTTCACAAAAAAGCAACTCACTTGGTGGATCAGATGTTGAATACTTCAAAAAAGCTTTCTATGTTGATACGATCATACCAGAATCAAAGTCAAGGGTTGAGCAATTCAGCAAAGGACTTATTCCGGAGAGCGAGAAGCTAGAAATAACCGTCAACTACGATCATGTAGATGTTTTACAGGCTGAAAGCAAGACCAAAGCAGAGGCAAGAATAGCGATAAATACCGCGTGTCAATTGGAATATGATGCCGGAATATTAACTAAAAATCAATGGCTTGAAAAGTTGGGAGAAAATACGCTAACTTTACCAGGGTTTGACGACTATAAGAAACAAGATGAAGGAACTACACAGCAAGATTAAAGACCTAAAGTTAAGGGCTGCGCCTGTTACGCTTTCAGGATCTTATATTTCAGAGACAGGCGAGTTAATCGACCTTAAAATTACTGCAACCGAAGAAGATAGAACCGTCAAAGGTTATCTTGCCGTTTGGGGAGTTAAGGATGATCGCGGAACAGTAGCAATTAAAGGATGCTTCGCTAAATCCATACAAGAACGTGGGCCAGGCAGTAACTCAAAATACAAGATCGTTTTCCTTTGGCAACATAAGCAAGACGAACCTATAGGCCAGTTTACCGAATTGGTAGAAGATGATTACGGGCTGCGATTCACTGCTATTCTTGATGAAGTGCCAACAGCAGACAGGGCTTTAAAGCAAATCAGATCGGGTACAATAAATCAATTCTCTTACGGATTTACTTACGTTTGGGATAAGATGGAGTTTGACGAAGATATGGACGCTATCTTAATGTTTGAAGCTGGCTTATGGGAAGGATCAGCAGTAACAATCGGATCATGCGTTGAAACTTACGCAATTCGATCTAAAGAACAATATGCTGAACAGGCAGACTTATTGAACGATGAAACCGAGGACTTTATAAAGTCTATTCCGCGTTCTCGTCAACTTGAATTACGACAATTATTTGCAAAACATATTTCACTCAATGAAAACAAGCCGTTAGAGCTAAGGCAAAAAACACTTGACCAAATTGAGCCGAATGAGTCACTGGTAGAAATTGGTGAATATAAATTAGATTTAACCAAATTTTAAAAGATGAAATTTACACCATTCAAAACAGATGGCTTAGAGGGCGATAATCTTGCGCTCGTTAAAAAGCTTAATGAGAGGTTCGCAGATTTACCGGAAACTCCGGATATGCTGCTTGAGCTTCGTAATGCTGGGCTTGTCGATAAAGACAACAAAGGCACAGAAAAATTAACCCTTTTGCAGGAGCTTTTAGGAGACGATGACAAAGGTATTCGTTCAATGCTGAAAATCCAGGGTGAAGCCTTAGCCGCTTTACAGGAAACTTCAAACAATGCACCAAAAGATTTATCTGTACGTGCGCAGTTTGAAGCATGGCAGGAAGAAAACAAGGACGCGCTTGATAAAATCAAGAATGGTATTGCAGGCGAATTAAAGCCATTGCATATTCGTGCTGCTGCAACTATGACCATTGCCGCTAATGCTGCTGCTCCCGTTCCATATTATGCTGCTATGGGTGCGCCTTTTATCGACCTTGTACGTAACAAGCCTACTTTCTGGGATCGTTTGCGTAAAGGCCGTACACGTTTACCTGCGTTTCCGTGGATCAACAAAAAGAATAAGCAAGGTAATGCCGAGTTCATTGGTGAAGGTGTTTTAAAACCACTTGCATCATTCGAATTAATTTCTGAAATCTCAACTCCTAAAAAAGTTGCTGAAAGAATGAAAGCATCTACCGAATTGTTGTATGATGTTGACGGAATGGAAACATTGATCGTTAACGAACTTCAATATGAGGTTGACATGGCTTCTAACGCTGCTGTATTGACTGGCGTTGCTTCGTCTACTTCACCGGCCGGAGTTACAACTATTGCGGCACCTTACACGCTGGTAGGTGTTGAAACTACGAACCCGAACGATGCAGATGCAGTACGCGCAGCAATCGCACAATTGAAAGTTTTAAACTTTGATCGTGACATTGTTGCATTCGTTAATCCGGTTGATGCCGCTAATATGGATCTAACTAAAGCGAATGATTCAGGCGTTTATATGTTACCTCCATTTACTACTTCAGATGGTCGCGTGATCGCTGGCGTACCGGTAATTGAAGATAACAATATCGCTGCCGGTTACTTGCTTATTGGAGATATGAGCAAATACCAAATCATGATGTACCAGGATTTCTTCGTTGCATGGGGTTGGGAAAATGATGACTTTAGCAAGAATCTTGTTACGGTTATCGGTGAAAGACGTTTCCACCAATGGAGTTCTTCAAACTGGGCTGGTGCGTTTATTTACGATACATTCGCTAACATTAAAACAGCTATTTTAGCAGCATAAGAACATGGCAGAAAAAAAAGAAAAAGAGGGTACTCAAGAAGAAATAGTACAGGTTACCCCCGAAGCAGCAGTAATTGATATTACTGTCCGTGAAAGCGGAATTGCTACTGGCAATTCACCATACCATAAAGAAGGTGATAAGGTATCGGGTTCACCGCAATTAATCGCTAAGATGAAAGCTAATAACTGGATTAAGTAATGAAAAGACTTGTATTAATGGCATTCTTGTGCCTGAGCGTCGTACTAGGTGCGAACGCTCAAACGAGTATCGTTCAATCATTGCTGTCTGATGCCCCTTCCGGTAAAAAGGTTCTTGACACGATCACCAACGCGGGTACTGTTACCATGACTTCAGCAATTGTAAAAGCTGCGCCAAATAGTTCAACTATTAGCGTTTCTTATACTAAGTTGACAGGAACGGTTGCGGGTGTTGCTACCTTACAGGGGAGTAATAACCTGACTAAGTGGTATACTGCTTCATCTACTACATACACGATTACAGATGTAGCTGATCAGGGTACAAGCTGGGTATTGACAGGCAAACCCTGGCTATACTTTAGGGTTAACACGGTCGGGAGTGGTACAAGCACGTACACGGTAAACAATGGATTAGTCATGACTGTCAATCCGTAATAATGCCTCTAATCAATTCAACCGTATTCATTGGTGAAATATCCATTGCTAACCGAGATCAGCCGGCGGTGCAATCGGCTATTGCTATTTTTATAGCGAAATATGAGCCGAAGTTCCTCAAACAGTTGATGGGTGAAACAATGTATGCTGATTATCTTTTAGGTATTGACGAAGACCCGATTCCCGAAAAGTGGATTGTTTTACAAGACCTATGCAAGCCCGCACTAGCTTCTTACGTGTACTATTGGTACATACGTGATCAAGTTAGCCAAACGGTAGGCATGGGACAAGTAAAACCCGCCGGAGAGAACGGAACTATTGTAACGCCTGCTTATAAGATGGTCAGAGCATGGAATGAAATGGTTGATGAAGTGCATGAAATTGCAAGGTATATCCACAATCACCCCGAAGATTACGGCACGTATTACGCGTACTGGAATTACTGGGGATGGTGGGGCAATACTTACTATTGCAGATACAGGGCAGAGATATTTTACCCTATTAATACCATGAACATATGACACCTGTATTTGTAGCTGATATTATGCGGGATCTGGTTAGTAGAGTTTCGGCTAAGCTAACGGCAAAGTTAACCGCATTTGACCCTATGATTACAGGTGTTCATTTTGATCACGGCCACCCGATAGAGATAATTGAGACGCTGAAACAAAAGGATGCAAGCGGGACTAATTTAGTCTTTGATAAGTACCCTTTAGTGGCTTTGTTTCATGACTTTCCAGAGGTGTACAATTCAGAGCCAGGTTTTCAAGGACAGGTAACACTTCACTTGATAATTGCCCGTTTGACCTTGCCGACTTATAAAGCCGATCAACGTTACGATCTAAACTTTAAGCCGGTGTTATATCCGATTTACGCGGAGTTCATGAAGCAGATTGTACACAGTAAATATTTTACAGGTGCGCAAAGTGTTAATCAACTAAGCCATACTAAGATTGACAGGTTATACTGGGGGCGCGAAGGATTGTACAAAAATGAGGGTAACATATTCAATGACTGGATTGATTGCATCGAGATTAGAGATTTACAACTAAAATTAAATTTAAACAATTGCTAAAATATTAAGCTATGCCACTAAATAAAATTATTTGCTTGCAAGCGGGAGGCAATACAGGAACAGGTCAATGCGTACTTACTTTAGGGGGTATCGTTGGCGGATTCTTAGTTAATAGCTCATTTGCATTGACAGCAAACGACATGCTGACAGATACGGCCTTATTAGCCGCTCTGAATACTGCTCGTTTAGCACCAAAGACCGGGAGGATATATCCTTTGCCGGCAATCGTTACACCTACTGATAATTCAGAGGATAACGTAGAACAAACATTCGGATACGGCGGTATTGCTACTGTACGTGAAGGGAAATACAATTGGATGTTTCAATATGTTGAGGGCGGTATCTGCGTGTCAAACGCGTTACGTAAATTCAACTCACAGAAAAATTCAATCATTTTCTTTGATCAGTACGGTACTTTGTTCGGTCAGAAAGTAGGCACTACATTAAAGGGTATTCCCCTTGAAATGTTCTGGGCTGATAAATGGAGAATGAATACCGGATCTGAAGTTATGGCAACTTCTTTCCGCGTTGTATTTGATCCTAAGTACGCTAATGACATGATCGGGTTTATAAAAACTTCGGACATTGATTTAGCTTCAGTAAAAGGATTGTACAATGTGGTATTAACTCCAGGTACTCGGGCTGCTGGTGTATTGAAAGCTACTGCGATCTATGGTTGCGGAGGGGATAACCTTTATGATCTGTATTCTGCTGAGCTTGCCGTTGTTGGTGCATGGGTTGTAACAAATACAACTACAGGCGCGCTTGTAACAATTTCAAGTGTAGCCGTTGATACGAACATTAAAGGCTGGACAGTTACGGTTGATACTGCTGATCCGGATTACACCGCTACAATCGGAGGATTAACAATTTCATTAGCTGCACCTGCTGCACTTGCTGTATTAGGCGTAGACGGTTTTGAATCAAACACAATCGTTGAGTAATGAAAAAGCCAAAGACTGTAGATATTAACAAAGAGTGGGCTAAGAAGACAGGCAGAGAGAAAGTTATCACTGCCTTAAAAGATGCACACCCTGGCGTTGATATAGGGGCTGAGTACGATAAGATCGTGCCGCCTAAAGAGAAGAAGGAAAGTTAAAGTAAACCCCGTTAGAAATAGCGGGGTTTGTTGTTTAAAGAGATCTTCGTTTCTCCATGTATTCATCCATTCTTTGCTGAAACCCGCTCTTTTGCTTAGGCATACCTATTCTTTCCTTAAGGTTTTTTAAGCGTCTTTTATCTTGATAGTGCGATACGACTAAAGCCGAGATAATAATTAAGATAGCCACGATAAAATGCCCCCACATTGGCGCAGTTACCCACCACCAAGACCAATCAATAACTTTGCATAGCTTCAAGGTTATTAGCACAATTGTTAGAAGTCCGGTAAATCCAATACCAGAACTTGATGAATTTTCTTTTGACATATTTATTTAGTTTTTGATTTATAATCCCCGCCACTAGGATAATTCATTGGCACTTGTTTTTCAACTTCTTTACGTAACCCCTCCATAAACTCCCCTGCATCCCCAACCATTGCAACCATTGTTACATACTGTTTCTTTAGCTTCATTTCGCAGTATTCGTTAAGGCTTATCCCTAATTTACGCGCATCTGAAACTAACTGCATTTTTAGTTCGGTATCAAGGCGTAGTTCGGTGCGTTCTTTTTGGTCTTTCATAAAAGTGTCTTAAATATATGTGCAATAAGTTTTGATTGATATTCTACTGAGTGTCCATTGTCTACACCAATTTGAATATCATGTGACATTTTTTCAAGCGTATATCCGGTTACTTTAATAACTTCTGTTATAAGTTCTTCTAAATTTTCATCATCCATCCAGTCCTCTCTAAATAAATCAGAGAAGATCTGCGTGATTTCATCTTGGTATTTTACGCTCATCTCCTTTTATTAGTTAAAATTAGTATTGTGTAGGTGAAAATATTGAATACAGCGCAAATAAGGCTTGACCATTGCGATGTGAAGGCGAAGAAAGTCGCGCATAACACAGACAGGACTATAAGGGCTTCGCATAGGAATATTAGTTGGTTACGGTTCATTTGTACAAGTTGCTTAAAAATTCATGCATTGGAATGTTACATTGAAACTGCATTGTAAATTCAGGTGCTTTATGCAGATTAACGCTGCCATAAAAAGTACCGCAGTCGCTTTCCGGTTCTGAACACGATTTAATACACGCCCTTATTCGCGTTCTGGCGTTGGCGTGGTGCTGGAATTGGTGAGGTTTTATTTTCATGGCTGATCTTCGGGGTTAGGGAGGTTGTGATTGTAAGGATTGTGTACATCTATCAAGTAATAACGAATATTTTCATTCAGTCCCTGCGCCGGTCTTAGTATCTGCTTCCCTTCGTAAACCTGTCCCATTATTGAATATATCGCTCCAGATGTATCTCCCGCCTGAACAATCTCAACTTTCTCGCAGACGCTCAGTAATTCCTTATAAACCGTCACTAACAAATCCCGATACTTGACCGGAGTTGTGAAAAAGTTGTAGAGGGTCATGATAGCTTATTTATGAAATTCCTAATTGGATTCTGCGCATATATGACCAATGGCATTAAAAGTAATTCTAAAAGACATAGCCATAGTCCAATTTCGCCCATGCTTGCAGCGATAAAAGGGAATACCATAAATCCTATCAGAACTATAATGTTCATGAATACAAGATACATTGCGAGTAGTTTTTTCATAATTACATTTTATTAGTGCTGTTTGAATCCGGTTGCTTAAATCTATTAACGATTTCAGGGACGTTATTTGAAAGACCTATTGCCATATCCTCTTTCGGATAATGATACTTAGTTTCAGATTTAAATACATCTATCTGATACATTGCTTCTTCCAATGTAGGGAAAGGCGGGAGATAACTACCTGAAATGCCGAGCCTTCGCATATACATAGATTCTTTGCCTTTAGGATCTACCGAAGACCATATAAATCCGGCTGAAATTCTTTTCCCATATTGACCTTTTAAAAGGTCGGTAAATGTATCTGCTGTTCTGAATTGTTCAAAATATCCCTGAATGTAAAAGGATTTTTGATATTCCATTACTCTATACAATTGTTTCATGACGGCAATCTAACGTTATAATTTCATATATCAAAATTTATTTATTTTTACCTCAATGACGACCATAGCCGATATGTACCGCCGATTCAAGTCTATTAACCTTAGACAGCAAGTCCCGATCTTAATTGAACAGGATGCAGACACGGTTACGGACTTAAATAAAGAGCAGTTATACGAGCGCAGTGTAGATAAAAACGGTGCGCCTTTAAGATTGTACGGCTCTGTAGGTTATTCATTGGATAAGAACAGAATTAACCCGCGCCCTGGATTTGGTAGACCGGATTTGTACTTAACTGGGGCATTTTACAGGGGTTTCAATATACGGGTAACACGAAACGCATTGACAATAACATCAAGCGATAGTAAAACCTCAATGCTAACAAAGAAATACGGTCAGGATATTTTCGGGTTAGATCAGCAGTCCAGAGATAAGTTCCGTCCTCGATTACAGAATAATATTGTGAAATACATTAGACTAATTACCAAAGTATGAGATTCGGGACGGTTTACGATTCATGTCATGATTTGCCATTGCGTAACTTCATTAAGGTTATGGTGTCTGGGAATAATAAACACCTGCTCAAAACAGGCTACGCCACACCAAAAACGCTTCAAAAGGCTTGGGATAAGATCACAGAGCAGTACATGGAACTAGCTGGAGATAAAGCGCAGGCAGCCGTCTTGTCAATAGTGAAAGAAGTTAGTCAATTAAAAAACAAGCTATTCATTATTCAATCTATCATTGATGAAATGGCAAAATATCCTAGCGGTGATTTAGCCAATATGCTTCGTTCTATGGGATTCAATTATAAGTTTGACCCTGCTAATCCGGAATTGTATTTAGATGACCTAAAACGGGTTGTTTCTACCTCTAAAACGATGCTTATGCGAATTAAAGAGCGTAAAAAGTCATTGGAGGGCATGAAGGGTGACGAAACTAAAGTAACCGAGGCCGATTATGACAGGTATATAGCTGATCTAAGCAAGTTTCAGGGGCACTATATTGACCCTGGACACAGTACAGTTGCATATTTTATCGCGGTAGTTAACGGATATAAGAAGGAAATCGAAATACAAAAGCAAAATGGCAGACAGAATAGATGAGATAGTTGGCGAAAAGGCGTTTCAACAGTTTGACCTTTTACTGGACAAATTGGATTCGTCACGGAGTAAGTTTGCCGAAAACATTAAGGCTGCCCTGCAATTAAACACCGCAATCGGTGGCGCAAAGTCGTTTAAAGACTATGCCAAAACGGTAGAAGATGCTGAAAAGAAGCTCATTCAGTTACGTAACGAGCAGATTAAGTTAGAAAAGTCTGAATTACAGCTACAGCAGAAACGGGATCAGATTACGGCTAGGCAATTATCTAACGATCAGAAGTCGTCTAAGTCTATCACGGAGCAGTCGAGGCTTTATGTTCAACTAAGCAAAACGCTTGAAAAACTACGGGCAGATGCTCAGGACGTAGGCGCGAGATTTGGCGAAAATTCAGTGCAATTCCAGAAAGCTGGTGAGCGTGTACGTGCATTAGATACCCGATTAAAATCTATTGATCAGCAATTAGGTAAATCACAACGATTTGTAGGGGAATACGAACGGGCTGGTACTACGGGGTTCAATCGTATTGGTAACTCCATTAATCAATTAACAAGGGAATTGCCGGCATTTACATTCTCAATACAGACTGGATTTTTAGCGTTGTCGAATAACTTGCCGATATTCTTTGATGAGATCCAAAGGATTAAGCAAGAAGTTATTGAATTAAGAAAAGAAGGTAAAGAAGTTCCAGGTGTTTTAAAGCAAATAACATCTGGATTCTTTTCATGGATGACGGTGTTGTCAATCTCTATTACATTAGCCACAATATTTGCCAAAGAAATAGGTGCGTTTGTTAAGGCATTATTTAGCGGTAAAGAGGCACTGGATAAATTTGCCATAAGTCAAAAAGCAGTAGCGGACGGGTTAAGCGATTCAAGTTATGCAACCGCAATCAAAAACGTTACCGAATTAAAGAATAATATCCAATTAGCAAAAGAGGGTTTTATTTCTAAAGAAGGTGTTTTAAAACAGTATAACGATACAATCGGCAAGACTACAGGGCAGGTAAAAACACTTGACGAAGCGGAAAAGGCAATAAATAAGAATGCGCCTGCATATATTCGTTTTACTTTCTTAAAGGCAGTAGCCACAGTTGCAGCACAGCAAGCAGCAGAAAAAGCGGTAGAGATTGCTAAAGAGCAGGCAAAAGCGGATAAAGAATATCTAACCGGATTCGAAGCGTTTGTTTCTAAACTGCCGACTTTAGGCAAAAAATACCTTGACGTTAACGAAGATATTAACCGTATTGGGAATAAACGGAGGGACGAAAATATAAAAGGACAGCAGCAGGAAAAAGACACATTATTAAAAATAGAGGAAGATTACAACCGTCAAGCCGCCGAATTAGGACTAAAGGCCGGATTTGATTTCTTTGGTGGCACTGGCGATCCTAAAACCGATACCAGATTAAGGGATGCACTCGAATTAAACCGCGCACTTCTTGAAATATCTAAAGACCGATCAGAGGCTATTTATAGTGACGAAACAAGATCAATGCAGGACAGGTTGGCAGCCTTAGAGGTGTTTAATAAAGCATCAAGAGATTTGATTAATAACGATGTGCGTTTGCAATTAACAGCCGAAGATTTAACAGCCGATAAGAAAAAAGCTATTCGGGTACGTGCCGAAGCTGATATTTTAAAGATTTCTACAGATTCAAGAAACAAAGAGTTCCAAATCCGCAAAGATGCAAACGACAAAGAAGTAGCAGAAAATGAGCGGCTATTTAACGATCAAATAGCAAAAGCAAAACAAGCCGATAAAACTCTGTTAGATCAAATGTCTTTAGCTGTCGAGCAAAGGCAGGCATTATTAAGCGAAGGCGCAGAACGCGAGCTATTGGCATTGGCTAAGTCTTATGCAGATGGTGAAATAACAGCCGAACAGTACGCGCAAAAACGTGTCGAAATCCAACGTAAGTTAAACGCCGATTTGATTAACGAGGAAGTTAGAAATATAGAGGTTCTTATTGCCTTGCAGAAAGCGGCTGGTAAAGATACGGCCGACAATGAAAAGAAGTTATCGGAATTAAAACAGCGACTTTCAAAGGATACTACTGATGCGCAAATTACCGATCTCGAAAAACTTGCCGAACGTGAAAAAGAGCTAATCGACAAACGTAAAGAGATCGCGCAGGAGTTTGGTAATTTCGCTATTGCTATCGTTCAGGCTCAATTTCAAGAATCAGAAAATCAGCTAAAGGTCGAAGGCGAACAAATCGACATCAAGAAAGCGCGGGATATTGATGCAATAGAACGCTCATTGGCTAGCGAAGAGGATAAGGCCAATAAGATTGCAATCATAAACGCAAAAGCTCAATCTCAAAAGGAGGCTATAGATCGCAGGCAAAGGCAATTAGATTTAGACCGCGCACGTTTCGAAAAAGCGGCTGGCATAGCAAGAATCATAGTAGATACGGCTTCAGCGGTTGCGCAGGCTTTACCTAACATTCCTTTATCGGTATTAGTTGGTGCGCTTGGTGCTGCTCAATTAGCTACAGCAATAGCAACACCGTTGCCTAAGTTCGAAGATGGTGGTATCATGCCATACACCGGATTAGCTGAATACGGACACGGAACGGAATTAAGAATAGATCCGGACGGTAAAGCATCATTAACTTCAAGCACTCCGGAGCAGGGGATCGTTAAAAAGGGTACTGAGTTTATTTCGAATAAAGTTTTAATGTCTATGTTTGCCAGACCTTCGCAGGGTAATTTTACAGGCGCGGAACAAACGTCATGGGCTGATTTGATCGAAGCGCAAAAGAAAACATCTAAAGATGTTGTAAGCGCGGTATTATCATTGAAACAGGGCAAGCAACGGGGCGTAGGTTACTACAATACTGTAAAAGGGCAACAATACTACCAAAGGAATAATTAATGGAATTACAACCAAATAAATTCAGGTATTCTTTACAGGTAGGCGCAGAGGTTTATATTTTACCAAACGCTCCCGCAGGTTGGATTGAAGAAAACGAGATCAAGTGGTCACGCTCTCCCGTTTATTACGGAATGTTGCGTACTTTTTCTGTACCTCTTCAATTTGTTTTAGATGGTGCTTGGTTATTGAGAAGGGAGTACTATACTTTGGGGTTGCGATCAGATGTTATATTCTTAATTGACGAACTCAACCCTAATACTTGGGCTTATGAAAATAAGTATATCGGATCAGTAGACTTTTCTACTTATGACGATGGGATTAATGAGGTAACCGTAACTGTACAGGAGGCTGGATTATCAGCGCAAATAAAGGCTTACGAGAACGTTAAGTATACTATCCCATTAAACGTTCCGCAAGCAATTGATGTTAATTTAACCCCTTTGAAATTAAAGGAGAATGCAATATTTTTATTCACTCCAGGTATTTCATATCCGATCACTTTAAATAATCAAGTCCTATTTGATTTAACCCTGATACAAAATGAGGTACAGAGCAGGGATATTTCTTCCCATGAAGTGCCGTTTCAAAGTTTGGGGCCGCCTGTTCCTGTATTGACAAATAACAATGGTTGGTTTTTCAAAGCCAATGCAGACGGGACATTTAATGTTAAGGGCAAGGTAACAGGGCAAAACTTCATGGTTTATATCCGTGACGTTAATTACAATATCATAGAAACTATTGGCGGGTCTGTTTCGGGTGCGCCTTTTGATATTGACTTTGATTATGATATTCCGGTAACTATAGGAGATAAATTATTTCTAACCGGCACAACATTTACAGTCGGAGGAGGCCCACTTATAACAGGTGCAGAATTTACGACTGAATACTTCACGCAAACACCGCCTTCAATGTGCAAGGCTATACGCGGATCTTATCTTTATTCTCAGTTATTAAAGAAAATGAATAACGGTGCAGATGTGCCTATTCAGTCCGGATTATTGCAACAATGGGACAGCGTTGTATTTACTTCTGGTAATTCAATACGTGGCGAAGAAATACCGACTATAATTACCAGCTTTAAAGACTTTTTCACTAGCATTAACGCGGTGTTTAACGCAGGGTTCGGTATTCAGGGTAACAAGGCAGTGCTAGAGAAGAAAGCCTATTGGTTTCAGTCACTATCAAAAACTGCTAAAGTAGGTGCGATAAAGGTATTTAATTTAGAGCCTTACGAGCCTTACATATTCAACTCGCTTAAAATAGGTTATCCGGATCAGCAATTTTCGACTATCATAGACAATAACGATGAGGTTAACAGCACTCAGTATTATTCATTCCCTATCGTTCGTATTCAAAAAGAATTAGATTTAGTTTCTATCTACAGAGCAGATCCATACGGAATTGAAGATACACGCATAACGCCGCGAGGTAGCAGCAATACCAATAATGATAATTCAGTATTTATGATAGATATTGATCCGGTGCCGCCACCAGGTGAAACGTATTACGAACCATTGAGGGCAGACGGTTACATATCACTATCTGGGGTGGATGCAGCTGAAACGTATTACAATTACCGACTATCTCCAAAAAGCATGTTATTAAGATGGGGGGATTTCTTGCATTCTATTTTAGATAAATATGATCCGTTTGCTATTGCCTTTGAAAGCGGATTAAAAAACACTAAGATGAAAGTTAATTATGGCGCAGGTAATACGGTAACGGAAAACGCAAATGTTGGGATAAGTACGTTGGCAGATAAAATATTCCTTCCTCATTTGGCGACTATTTTAACTAAATATCCTAAAGACTTATCAAATCTGCTACAGGCATTCCCAACCGGATATATATCTTTTGAGTTTTACGAAAATGCAATGAATGGGTTTGTTGTAGATGCAAGCGCACAATTAGCGACCAATGAAGAAAAGGAATTGAAGCTATTGTTAACGCCTTATAACACGCTGAGTAATTTAATTAGATAACGGAATAGTAACGTTATATTTTGATATTTAAAATTTATTATATTTTTACATCATGCCAGTATTCCAAATAGCAGGAGCAAACCCGTTTAGATTCGTTAGACCCGATGCACCGGATTTATTCGAAGAAATACAGGACGGCAAATGTTACCTGCAAAAATGGCAAAAAACAGATTCGACTAAGATTCAAATACTAACAGATTATACCGATGCAGTTTTCACTATTCACGATGCTCATACGGATATTTTAATAGCTACAGTCCCGTTAGTTGAAATAGCTGTCAATATTCTTAATCCAGAATTATCAGGGGTAAAGTGTTACGAGGCTTCAATTGCTTTCGGGACGTTAGAGGGGCAGTATTATGCAAAAATAGTTTACGATACCGACACAGAACTTTATTCAGAGCCTTTTGATGTTCAGGTTGAACAGGAAGGGACAATACTATTTAACTATAAAAATAGCGAAAACAATTTCTCAATAATTTTCACAACTTCGATTTCATTCAATTTTAGAGTTGAAGGAACCATACAAGAATTTACGCCTTCATCTGAGGATACTATCTATAATGATCAGAAGTTTAACGCCACTTTGTTAAACTCAATTCCATTCAAAACATTCAAATTATATATTGCGCCACCTTCTGGAATACCGGACTGGATCGCTGATATTGTTAATAGGATTATGTCAATGGATCAAAAATCTATTGATGAAAGTTACTATGAAAAGGTAGAAGGTGCAAAATGGGAAGTTGAAAGGGTAGTTGAAAATCCTTTTTCTGGGATGACTATTGAAATAATGCCGGTAGAAAATGTATTTTTACAAAGGATAAAAACAGGCGATCAACCGCCAGAGGGTTATACAATCGTGGAAAAGACGAAAAACTACTTTGCAAACTCCGACAATATAGATCTTGACATATTTGTTAAGTACTCCCTATTGAAACATATTTCAGTTATGAACTACGGTTCATCTTTGACTATTAATGTGGGTATAACAGACGGAGGTAGCGAAATAGGCGTAATGAATGTTCCTGCCGGTAGTGTTGATGGGGTTGGGTTTACACAAACATTTAATTGGCTTTTTAATGGGGGTACGATAGTGTATCTAACTGGGTTAACCGGTAGCAATGCAGATATATTAATTGATTATTTGCAATACGATGAACAACCCGCGCAACCTATACCACAACCGCCTCAAAATTTGCCAAAGAATGCAGGCATTCGTTTCTTTGAAATTACACCAGGTGATTTTGCTGCCGCATTTGACTTAGGAACAGGCTTAGGCAAGCCAGCGGCCGGGTGGCAAAATTGGGTAATAGTTGACGGGCGTAACGGTACAGATGATGAAGGCGGAAGAGTTCCCGTTACATTTATTCAGGATGATCCAGTTTATGGCACTCCGGGGGCGACAGGAGGTTTAGAGGAAGAGGTTTTAAGTATCGGTCAAATGCCAAAGCATAAACACGATATTAACGGGTCATTAAGCAAGAGGGGTACAACAGGAGACAATGCCCTATACAGTACATTTGCAGACGTTAAAATAGGTGAAACCGAGGAAGAGGGTAACGATGAGCCGGTTAGTAAGATGCAACCTTATGTTGTAGCAATTTGGGTTTTAAAAGTAGCATAAGATGGCGTATCACGATTTACAGGCTCGTTTCTTAAAAATATTAGGCATAAAGTCACTTGAAAACGTGCCTATGTCTGTAGATAACGAGCTTCGATATGACCCCGGCGTTTCTATTAATTCAGACTTCACCCTAATACCAAAGTGGTATGCCGATCAGATGGGCGGAGGTTATGTTTATTTTACTGATAACTCAGATCCGGGCATAACAGTTAACTTAGCGGCAGGCACTGTAACACTTAGTGATATATTGACAGATTTCCCGGTAATATCTGGGAATGGGTTGGTTAGATTACAGGCCAGCACACTTGTTTCGGGTAATTGGACGGATGGAGATTATGTGCCAGATTATGGATCTGTAACAAAAGATATTGACGGGAATATTTTAACAGCTACTTTTACATTAGGTAACGTCCTTACTTCAATTCGGGGGCGTATAAATTAACTATATGAAACTAAAACTATTTATCTGGCTGGCACTCCTACTGCCTTTTACCGCGAACGCTCAATGGGTTAACGGTGTAATTCAGCGTAACGCATCAAGCACGTTTATTCAGTATTTGCAGGGGGCGAATGCTGTCAGGCTGGCGACTTATGCGGATATCCCTACAGTAACCCCCGTATCCTTCACCGCTTTCGGTTCAACACCAAATGCGAACGGCGCGAGTGTGACGAGTAATGTGATTACTTTGCAACCGGCTGATGCGACGCATGACGGGGGCCTAACTGCATCAACACAGCAAATAGGAGGTGATAAGGAGTTTTTAAATGCCATTAAATTTCTTGGTGTCGCAGGAGAGAGTTATATAAACATTCCTTTCCCTGTATCTGGTGGCATCCCTGTTATACCTATTGCACCTTTAAATAGCATAAATATAACAGGGGGCAATTCTGCCATAGGGTTTAAAAATGACCAAAATATTTATGCGTCTATTTCAAGCTCTTCACTGACAGCAGATAGGGCGTATACTTTACCTGATGCTACCGGTACTCTTGCATTACTATCAAGTCCAGCTTTCACAGGCACACCAACAGCACCAACAGCTACAGCAGGAACGAATACAACTCAGTTAGCCACTACCGCCTTTGTTACTACTGCGGTGGGGGCGGTTACCTCGCCAATGACACGCACGGGCACAATTGTAAGCCCGACAACTGCGAATGATAATATAAGAGTAACTACAAATAACGGACTACCTGCAATAGAGGGCAATGGCTCTGGCAGTTCTGGCGGTGTATCCGGTAATTCTTCTGGTGGATTTGCAGGAGTGAGCGGTGAGAATACAGGGACGGGTTCTGCCGGTGGGTTTAGAAACACGAATGCTACAAACCCAACTGTTTCGGCGCAGAACTTAAATGCATCTGGGCCGATTTATAGAGGGATAAACTCGGCTTCTTCTACCGTATTTACAGTCGCAAATACAGGTTCGGCATCCAGCACACCGCAAGGGACTTTCTACGGAACAGCTACAGGGTCGATTACAAGCGCACAGTTAGCAACATCATTAACAGACGAAACCGGCTCTGGATCGGCTGTTTTCGCCACATCCCCAACCCTTGTAACGCCAAATATAGGTGTTGCAACGGGAACTAGTTTGTCCACATCTGGGAACATAGGAACAACCGCAGGCAATGTAACTATTGGCAACGGAATGGATGTATCGTGGCCTTTAGGTCTCATTAGATACACATCTGGCACCGGAATGAACTTTGCTACAAACGGCTCTGGCAGAATGCTGATAAGCGATGCCGGAGCAATGAGGTGGAGCGCATACACCGCAGGAACATTGGCCTCAGATGCATCGGGTAATATTACATCAGTATCGAGCAGATTAGTTAAGGAAAGATTTAAGCCATTTACAAGGGGGCTAGAGGCTATTAAAGGATTAACGCCTGAAAAGTGGCACTATCGTAAATCATCTGGGCTTGATACTACACATGAGTATACTTCCTTAATCGCAGAAAACGTAAAAGAATTTATTCCAGAGGCCGTTTTCGATGTGCAAGAAGGACAAAATTTAGCAGTTCAGGATAGGCCGATAATAGCAACTATGATAAATGCCATTAATCAACTTAGAGAGATTGTAGAGAAGCAAGATGCCAGGATACTATACTTAGAAAAACAACTAAATAAATAACCCATGACACTAAAAGAAAAACTACAAGGCGCACCTAAAGGGGTTCAAAAGGCGTTTAAGACACTTGAAAAATTCGTGCATTCATTTGATAAATCAGGCAAATATAAATGGGACGAAGAGCTGCCAGCAAAGATTGAGGGGGATAAGAAATTAGAAGAGGCGTACAGTGTCCTTCAAAATTACCTTTACCCTTCTGATAAAATGCTTGCAACGTCCTGTGATGAAACGAACCCGAATGATCCACATTATGTAGATAGGGGGTTAGGATGGTATGGGGCAGATTGTATTTGGCACTGGTATATGTAATGCGTGTTAAGGTAATCATATTAGCAATGGCCGTGTTCTGTTTTCAGTATGCGGCTTATTTGTATGTGTTGCTTAATGTTCGGCCTATTAATCCAAATTATATGCAGGCATGGCGGCAAGTGCCTTTTTATCTATACGTAACTATGCTTTGGTATATGGCATTGGACTGTTCGTCATCTGTAGAGCGTGCAATGATTAAAACTGGTGGTTTATTTATTATCTTAGTAGGATCAATTATTTTTTTAGATAGTATGAACCTGTATAAAAACGCACCGTTGTCCTTAATGATAGCCAGCTTAACCGCGGTGGCATTTGGTTTGATAGTATATAGGAATGCGAAGAAACACGACTTATTCGATGGAGAACAGTAACGATCTTTATTTTCTTGCGAAATGGATTGTTGCATGGGTTACGGGTGCTATTGCTACGGTATGGAGCCTGAATAAAGCGATTGATAGGTATTTTGATTATAAGATACGCATCCAGGAGAAAATGATGGATGAGAGGGCAAACGCACAGATTGATGAAAGAGTAATGCCAAAGATAGATCGTTTGGATAACAGTATTGAAAAATTGACTGAGGCGGTAACGCTTTTAAAGGATAAAATAAAGTAAAATGGATTTTATAATTATACAGAAAGATATAATAGTTCAATAGATGATCGAAATACGCAACCACATATTATTCATAGACGGTAAACAAGTCGATTTCAGGCAGTCCCCTAATGTTGGCGGGGTAATTACACCAAAATATCTTATAATGCATTACACAGCAGCTAAAACTGCTAGTTCTGCAATATCATGGATGCTATCGAAAGCAGCAGAGGTATCGGCTCATTTGCATATAGGTAGAGACGGATCGGTAGTGCAGTTGGTTAAGTTTAACGTTAAGGCTTGGCATGCAGGCGCAAGTTCATGGGAGGGTTTAACCGGACTGAATAGTTATAGCATTGGAATTGAGTTGCAAAACGATAGTACCCAGGACTACACGCCAATACAATTAGAAGTTTCTGGCAATATCGCAAAGGCATTAGTAAATAAATACGCGTTAAAAGATATATTAGGTCACTCAGATATTGCACCAGGTCGGAAAGTAGATCCGGGGCCTAAATTCCCAATGGCTTTATTTAAGTCTGCAGCACTTTGTAAATAACATATTATGGAAAAATTAGAACTAAAAGGCGGTATTGATGTAGCTGTTAAAGCCTCGTCAAATCAGTTTTCTTTAAGCAACCGTGATTTATGGTTAGGCTTATTAATGGCGGCTCTGGCCCCGGTAGCTTTACAGCTTTACGAATTGCTTATGGCTTTCCTAGATTATGAGCCGGTTACATTCGATTGGCGCGCATTAGCTAAAACAGGTATCGCATCGGGTGCCGCCTATTTGGGTAAAAACTTCCTGGATAAAGGAAAGATCGTTATTGAAAAGAATGCGTTAAGGGAAGCTAAGAAATGACAGAATTTCAATCAGCTATGCTTTGGCTATCAACCATGTTGATAGTCTTTGTGTTTTCGACTATTTACTTCGAGAAGATTAAATCATTCCTCGGGATAAAGTGATTTTAATAACTCCCATCCGGCATATAAGCAAAGTATAGCCAAGCAAAGCATCCATATTGCTTGTTCTACGTATTCAGGGTTTTGTTCCATTATGATATAGTGATTAAGTATATAGTAAATCTATACCCTTGCTTAATTTGCTCAGGCGTTAAGTTCTTATAAAGTTTCCGGCAATGGTGCAAAAATTTGCCATCCGTTTTAGAGCGTTTCATAATCTCAACTCGTTAACCACGCACTCGCAACCAGCAAAAGGCAAATCAATACCGTTACTTTCTCGTGTGGTGGTGCATTATTAAATTTAACAAAAAGTTTGAATAAAAACTTACACACGTAGATTAAAACTAGGCATGTAAGTAGAACGGTTATGAGGGCGAAGTAGGGCATTACCATTTAGGTTTGCTTTGAACGGTACTGTCAATTGTGTACTTAACCTGATCCATAGCCAATTCGTAAGATTTGATTATATTTTCAAGTCTGTCAATCTCATTAAATACATCCTTTGCGTATTGCTTGGGATCATCCCCACTCAGTAGAGCGTCCCGCAAAACCACTTTCTGGTCAAGTGTTAGAAATTCCGTTTTCACGACAACAACCCTCCCTGTTTCATTAGATCGTATTCGGTTTTCATTTCCGTCATAGCTTGCAAGGATTGATATTTAGGCATGCCCGTTACGTTCTGGTATAATTCACCAGCCATAACTTCCCAGTATGGTATACGTACCGATTTAGGCATATTTCGCAATGTTAAAATTGCTTGCTTGATAGCTATGTTTGTAATTACTGATTCATTTGAAAGTCCAAGTGTTTTTGTTAAAACCCCAGGTAAATGCTTCTTAACGAAATCAAGAAACTTCTGATCCAACTTAAGCACACGAGCGATATTAATAATTATCTGCGTGGTGTCCGATTCAACAATTTTCTTTATCCACTCAATTAAGCGGATTATCTTCCTTCTGTCTGCCGTCCGGTCTTTCTTAAACAGAAGTCCGGTAATAAATGCGATGATGGGGGTTAGGTTTGGTAGTTTCATTTGACGATAATTCCACCTCCTGTAGCGGGCATAATATTATTATTATAATTATTCCAAATTCTAAATGATCCGATACCTGAATAATCTTGACCACGCACAACATTTACAGATTTAAAATCCCAATATTGCTTTTTATCGTTCCACTCAGCTTTGTATTTTTCAGTATACTTTGTACTGTCTGAAAGCGTATAAACCTTTTGAATAGTTCTTACAGCAGTATTGTTCTCAGTCGCATAAACAGTGTCAATAACTTTCTGATTAAACAACCCTGACATAATGATTGGGCTGTAAGTCTGATTTAATTTTCCTGCCTTAAACTCTAAGGGCTTGTTCTGAGCCATTGCGGTGCTACACAGCAAACAGGCGATTACGATTATGTATTTCATATTATTAATTTAATTTCCAGAATTTAATTCCTGCTGAAACTTTCACAACAAAATTAATCCCCTCATCCATATCCTTTTTCTTATCGTATTGACCGAGTACCGCTCCGGCTCTAATACGTAGGTTGTGGAAGCGTATTCCTCCGAGCAAGGCAATTGTACTGTTTCTGCCAAATCCTCGCTTGACAGACATATTTTGCACTTCTACCATCCATAAGGGCGTTGCTTGGAGTATGGCGTTTATAGCGAAGCCTTGTTTCAGGATTTGCAGGGTAGCCATATCTCCTTTCCAGTTCTCTATGCCTGCTCCTACGCTAGTCTGCTGTACTCCATTCGAGTATTGGTGTTCGATGGATATGGCGGGGGCTATTTGGGCGTGGGAGAGCGTGGGGATTAATAGCAAAAATAGGATGTACTTCATGATTACCATTCTATAATTAAGCCGTAATCACCTCGCATCCATTCCCCGTTATAGACTTTAAATCCGTCATTTATCAGTCTTATTTTTGTTTCATCTGCCACATTTATCCAATGAGGGTAAAACAGTTTGAATTGATCCGATGTATTATTTCGTTCAATATCCTTGTGTATTTCATCAAGGCTTTTACATGATTTTATTAAGTCTTTTGCTTTCATTTCTTATGATTTTTACAGTTTCCTTTGTGGGTTATTCGCATGTGCAATCTTCTTTTCTTTTAATAGCCATCCAAACAATGTAATTATCCGGAATAGCTTCTTTTTTAAGGTTTAAATACCTTGCTACAGGCAAAGAGTTATAAGCAAGTCTTGGCGTTACAGAATATCCCTTTTGCTGAGTAACATTTACAGATATAGGGTTATTGCCTTGCATTTTAAGAGACACCAACATATAAACAGGAATTGTATCATTACCGTTTTGTGCAAAGGGGTCAACTCTTGACATATAGCCGTTATTAA